GAATCTGCGTCAATAACTCTTATAAGTTTGCATTTATATTCATACATTATTCATCACACAGTTTTTCATAGACCTCATTATGTACTAGCAAATCGTTTACAAGTTCGTCAGTTATAACTTCAAAATCAGTTTCTGAAACTAATATAGGATCGGCTATGTTACAGTAGCTATTGTTGCTATTTAGGCTTGACAAAACGCTGCATGCGTTTCCTCCGATCAGCAGAACTACTACGAGCAATATTTTTTTTAACATCTTTTGCTTTCTTTATTTGTTTCATATCTTTTTTTAATATCGAGCCTTCTACAGCTTTTTTCATAAAAAGGAAGCCAAGAAGTTTGGAACCTAACTTGGCTATCCCTCCGATTGCGCTAAATATACCCATTATTTTGAATCAGCATTTTTATTTTTGCCAATATTACCAGCTAATAAATTTAATATTTTTAATACAAAATTCACAGCAGCGTCATCGGCTTTCGTAGGCGTTAGAGCTGTTATTGCTGTTGCTGCTGTAACTAAAGCTGTAACCGCAGATACCCAAGCTGGCGCACCACTTACTAAATTTAAAACCATATCCATGTTATTCTCCTATTATTGATTAAACAAAATTGAAGTTAATAAAGTAGCTAAGAATAGAATAGTTGTGCCAGAGCTGGTCCAAAGTATCATCTCCACTCTACGCAAACGAAATTTTATCTCTTCATTATTTTGCTCGCATTTAAATTCATGGTGATTAAACTTAATATTCAGCTGATCAATTTCTGTCATAACTTCCGTAATCTTCGCCATTCTAATCTCCTTTAAGTAAAGGGTTATTGAAATACCGCTCTAATGTTGTATTAATGCGATCTTCCATTTCTATTAACTTCGTATCTATAGCCTCACTTCTTCTTGTAAAGTCAGACTCTATTTGATCTCGCTTTGCACTAAATCTTGTTGTGCTTGACTCAACCAAATCACTCATACGGCTTTCATTATTAGCTATAATATTTCTAATAGTGTTTTCCGAATTTCTAATACTTGTTCTTATTTCTGTGCTTACAGTACGAGAACGCTTGTCCACAGCTGCAATTTCATCAAGCACATTATTTAAGTCATCTCGTAATTCTGATTTAATTGCCCTGGAATCATCCAAAGCTGTACCAGCTACATCTTTTAAAGCTCCTACTTCTATCGTAATAGCTTCTAATTGTGTTTGTACTATATTCTCAAGGCTATCAATTCTTTCTTTTGATACCGATAGCTGCTCTTGAAAACCAGATAAATCTGGAGGCTCGTATGCTTGTATCATATCTTTCATATCCATATAATCTTTGTAAACTTCAAAAGCTCCATAAGCTCCACCTATAAGTGTAGACAAAGCAATAAGTATTCCTGCTAATTTGCCACCTCTAAATTTAACTCCTGCAAATTCTAATTCACTCATACTGGGCCTCATTAATTAAACGATCCATAACTACTCCATCAATTAAACTTATGTATTGGCCTAATGGATCTGGTATATTTACGTCAGAGTAGGGATCTTCTTCTTGGTACCAGGCAACAGCATCTTCAAATTTAACATTTTGATAAGAACGCATATCACTACCTAATGCCGATATAATTGCTAAAGTTGCTGTTTGTGCTACAGGATCAAAATTATCTGTAAATTTTTCTATAATCTTTTCCGCTTTTTCCTGCTTTTTTTCTTCAATAGTTTTTACAGTCTTTTTCTCCGCAACTTCTGTATTGGGCTTTTCTTCTTCTTCCTTAGCTGTTTCCTTAGTTGACTCCTCGGATTTACTCTCTTCATTTTCTGCTACCTCCTTTTCCTCTGGTTTAGCATCTATTGTTTCTGTTTCTTTTGCTTTTTCTTCAGTAACTTCTATATTTTCTTTAGTTTCACTATCATTTTCTGCAACATCTTCGCTAGGGCTATTAGAAGCTTCTTCTGTGGCTTCTGGTTCTGTAGATACCTCAGCTACCTCAACTTCTTCTTGAGGCGCATCCTGCGTAGGCTGAGAGGCCGTTGTTGAATCACCTTCTACTGAATTTTTAATTTCTGTCGTTGCAGGTGTTTCTATTTTTATATCTTGTATTTCGGCTACAAAAGTTTCTACTGTTTCAATAACACTACCCATATTAGAAGAAGGATTTATGTCTGGTAGCTCAATTTGTACTTCAATAATTTCTGGATCATAAACATCTGGCATATCAACAGTTGTTGCAATATCAAATGATTGTATATCTATTTGGTTTTGTTGTGGCGTTACTTCTGTATATTGATCTTCTAAAATATTTGTTACATCAATAACAGGCTGTATAATTTCAGACCATACATCTGTATGTGTAGTAATGACATTATAATTAATCGTGTAATTAACATTATCTACATAGTATTGATTATATCCGCCTATACTAATCCATACACGATCTAATCCACCTGCAAAATCATGTGTTCCGCTATAGTATGCAGGAACGCCTGTATCAACTAAAGCTATTTGATTTGTAGCCCATTGTTCTACGCCTTCATAATATCCTTTACTTTCAACATATCCTGAAGCGTTATGACTTTTAAAATGAAAATCTAACCCTCCAACTATTTGTCCACCATCCGTTATTGTAAAAGGTAAATCTATATATTGTTCAAAAGTTGTAAGCTGTGATCCAATTGATAATCCGCACTTACCTGTATCTGCTCCAAAAAATTCTGTGCAATCTACCATACCAGCTATAGGGCCTTTTCCTCCCCAGTCTATCTCAAGCGTTCCAGCCCTGTTAGCACTTACTATTCCATTATTAACATCTAATATATCACCAGTTGTCGCATGTTCTATTGTTGTTGTTACGGCAGTATATGTATCAATATGACCTTCGCCTAAATCTTCTGTTTCTACTGTTGTTTCAGTAGTGCTGCCTTCTTCTAGCATTTGAGCGTTAGAGAAGGAATAAAAAGAAAAGTAAAGCACCAAGGCCCAGACCAATTTCTTCATCTTTAATCTCCTCTAAAAAAGGTTTTTCGTAACCTGGAATTTCTTCTGGATGTGCATCCCAATATTCTTTAGCAGCAATACCAATAACCGCTTTTTCTCCTGTGTTAGCAGGGCAGTAAGATCCAGCTCTATACATGGCCATAAAAATTTCTCGACTAGACGAACATAATAGTGACACACTTGCCACTTTTAAACCCATAGAATAAAGAAGCTTCGCATCCTTCCTTATAGAACATGCCTCATCTATAGTTACACTTCCTGCTGCTAAACCAAATAAACTTGTAGATAAGCCTCCTGTCCCTGAACTAACCACGCAGCTATCACTTTGATTTATCATAATATTAGGGCTAGTAGCTGTAGCAGGAGATTTGTCCATTACTGTCGAAGATACAGTCGAACTTGTGTTGCTCTGGGCCATAGTTTGCCAGGACATAACCATAAAAACTATGACAAACAACCCCCTCAAAATTATCTCCTTTATGGCATCTTTTGCATTATTTAATTTAGCCCACATTGTTTTATGATGGTTTTGTCGGCCACACAACGGAATCAAGGTCCTGATATGTTTTTGTAATATCTCGTAAATCTTGTCTGTATTTTTTTCGAGCATCACTCATAGTACCGAGATCAGAGCAACCCCACCAATCCGTAACTCTTAATAGATTATCTCTTTGGTGTCGTAATTGTTCTAGCTTTTCTTCAGCAGAAGGGGTATTGTCTGGTTCGTTTTCCCACACTAAACCCTCTGCTTTTTTAATATCATCATCCCACGCAACATTCCAGTTTTTAGGGGACATATACCCATCAGAGTTTCTAAACCCTTTAGTAGTATTGATTACTTGTCCATTGTACTTCCACGGCATTTTATTCTCCTTAATCGTTTTCTATTATTGTCCCAGATTTTGACATTATAAATCTATTAATTTCAAAATATCCAGCAGTATTACCATTATTTGTTCCTACTCCATATCCTCCCTGTTGACCTGAATCACTAATAGATCCATTAAAACTTGCTGAAGCTCTTTGCCCTGAAGGGAAATCTGACCATTTACTAGGAGCATCATCTGCTACCCAACCAAATCTATCATAAGTACCATCTTGCCACCAAACAAGCCATACTGCATCACTAGATCCAAACATATTGCTACCAGTAAAAGTAGTACCATTTAATCCTACTGTTGCGTTACCTGTTTGAATAATTAATCTAAGATCATCTTCAGCAGCACCACCACTTGGAATTTGAAGATATACACCTCCATAAGCATTAGAAGATACCCAATTAAAAAAACCATTAGTTGTAGAAGGTGTTACATTTGCATTTTTAATATATAGAGCAATAGTTCTTTCATTTCCAGTATTACCACTAAAAAAATTATCAAAAAAAGCAGTAGTTAGTCTAAATGCACCATTATTTAAAGTTCTCCAACCATCTGAGGCATCACTAACTGTACCAGCTTCAGTTAAAATTAAATCATCTCCTGACAGTCCACCACCAGCTCCTGTCTCATCACCTGTGCCTGTAAATTCACAAACAAAAGTATCGGAATCAGCATCAGCTTCTAGTAAATCTACTGCTCCTTTTGATGTTCCAGGATTATTCCATAATTCACTACTAAACATATTTTATCCTATCCAAAATTAAGTTGTGGGGCAGAAAGAAGAATTGAATTATCTGCTTTTATAAAATATGCTACAATATCATAATCATTATTTGCAGAACTTAATGTTAAACCACCTGCTGCTGCCGTTTCATAGTCCCCATGAAGGGAAATTGTCCCAGCACTTGAGCTAGAAGGTTGAATAAATATGATAACACCTGTCTGACCAACTTGAGATGCTTCCGTAGTGGGAGCAGCTAAAGTATTCGATCCAGAAGCTAAAGTAAGTATAAAGTTTTGGTAGGTATCATAATCTAATACACCAGAAGTGTCAGCTAAAGCTGCCGTATATGTACTAGGCAACTGTGCTTTGGTAAATGTGTTTTGCACATCTTTAAATACTGTATCAGCATTATAAGCCTGAACGTCACTACCAATTGCTAACCCAAGAGTTGTTCTTTGTGCTGAAGCATTAGCATCATCTAACAATGCTCGACCAGCAGCAGTACAATCTATTTCTTCTATAGTACCAGCACCACTTGAACTACGGCCTAGTATTTTATCTGTAGCACTTACATTTACTATTTCTGCTAAAGCTACGCCTTGATCTTTAATTGTTACAGCACCACTTGATACAGAGAAGTTATCAGAATGAAAACTTGCAATACCTTTATTACTTGTAGAAGCATCTTCACCAGATATTGTAACTTTATCAGTAGCACCTACAACAGTATCTATTCCTTCTCCACCTTCAATGTCAAGTGTGTTGCCATCTTCTATAGTTTGATTGCTTCCACTATCACCTGTAAGCGTAAAACTAGCCATAGAACCAGAGCCATCTGCACCATCTGCTCCACTATAACTAAAGTGTACGCCTATACCATCATTGTTAGTAAAACTACCATTGCTTACAATATGAGTAACATTTACTTTAGTATAACCTGTTGCATTAGTAACTCCTGAAGATATTTTCCCAATCCAGAATGTCGATGGTGTTCCTTCTTTAGTGATTG